CTTTAGACTGTAATGATTTCATAACAGATAATAATATATCTTGGTTCTTTGGATTCTCTAAAAAATCAATTGCTTCTACCATAGAACGACCTACAATTTCAGACCCATATTTGTATACGTTTTTACTACGTCTTATAATATTCATAGATATTGCACGCTCAACAACAACTTCAGTATCCCTATGTTTATTGTTTACCCACTTCTCTAAGAATGATTCAGGATTATTTTCCACAAGTTCAAACAGTTTATTTTCTGCAACTTCTGGTTCCATATTATCCCCATTATACCCAAACAACCTAAGAACTTTCCTAACCTCTTCTGTTGTAAGTGTATCAAATTCCTTCATTGCCCTACGTCTAACTTTGTTTATAAGATTAGACTTCTTGGCCTCTTCTTCTTTATTAATAAGTAAAAACTTAGCACTTGCTTTATGTTCAAACTCAGATGTCTTTACTTTCTTATGATTCTTTAAATACAGATATTTTAATTCATCATTAGGATCTTCTAAATCTAATATGATGTCCCCTGTATAAGTCCTTACAAAATAATTCTTCCAAAACTCTGAACCACGAGCTAAGTCTACCCCTAATTCTTTACTTAATCTTTCTTCGTCTGCCTTTGACAGACCGGTGTAGATCATCCCTGACCGTGTGTAATAAGGACATATGTCCTCATAACAATTTCTATACTTTATTAGCCCTGACCATTTGTCTTTATACAACGGCCGTAATGTTGCTTTCATAATTCCTCGCTTAAAACGGTTTATAAATAATAATGGTGTTCAGGGGGCTTACTCAGCCCCCTACATCACACCCAGTTTTTATTCAGCGTCGCAGTATAATTCACCACAACTAGTAGGATCTGTTACCATAACACCCTGTTCTGACAGGAAGTTAACCTGGTAGCTATCCTTGGTATTGGACCTCAGTGTAGTGATTGATTTCGAATGACCTGAACCAGGAGCAACAGCACCAGCGGTGTGCCACATAACTAATTCACGATCTTTACGAACAACCTTCTTAATGTTAGAATCACCGTCTTTTATTCCAATGTTAAGGAATACCATACGATAAGACTCCAGAGGTTTACCTGTAATCGGATGAAGTTTTCTGTTACGAATAGGATCGTCAAACAACGGTAAATGCTTAAGTGTAAGCTCAACCCCGTTGAGACCCTTATATGTTGTAAACTGACCACCTAAAGTAAGTTCCTGACCATTACCTGTGACAAATTTTGTGTCCATAAGTGTGTAGCCAGAAGCCTTATCTCTTAATACTCTGTCAAATTCTTTCATAGCCATTTCACCAGCAAGAGCAAGAAACTTGCGCTCACCAAATCCACGGATGTTGAAAGAAAGGTCTGACATATAAGTATCAAGTAAATCAAGTGTCATAGTTGTATAGCCCTTCCTGTTAGCCGGAGCTATCTGCTGCAGAATACCTGCACCAATATACACAGGACGACCATTAGTACCAATAAGACTAACTGTACCATCAGCATTAGCATTATACTTAGAATACATAGTCATATAGTCTACTCTTTCATACCACTGACGAAGAGCAACCCACTCCTGATAAGGAGCCCAGTACTTAGTAGATTTTTTAGTTCCAGGTTCACGAATTTCGATAACCATGACAGATGAATAAGCATCACCTGTGATGTCATAAGTTAATCTCATAGTAGTCAGATGATTCCTGAGCATGAACGGGGTCTGATAATTAACGATATCAGCCTCATCACTACCTTCTTCATATGCACTACCAACCCTAGATACCTGTTTACCAGCTGCCAGAAGTGTAGGCGGAATGTAAGAAGCTGCCTGACCATCTGCCAACACTACTGTATAAACCCACTCATTACCATCCTGATAAGGCTCAGAAACTACTCTCACTTGATATTCTTTATCATCAAATTCGATAATAGCTCCAGGACCAAACCATTTGTCTGATAACCAAAGAGTAATGGGCTGTCCATTAATACCAGGAACATCAGTTGCTGAAACAGCTGTACCATCGATCTGAGCATTGCGAATTGTAACCGCACGCTCGGATTCGATCATAACACGCCATTCATACTGCCTGTTCTCGATCGTCATGACTTTACCCATACCATTAGTTATATAATCGATAACGCTTCCTTGATTGAAACGTCCCATTATATAAGACAAAACGGGTGATACTTCATGAGGTCTGGTAAGTAGTGTATTAGCAAGCATCTTCTCGTCTACGAGGTCTGAAAACCACTTTGTACGGTAGAGCTGTAGTTTATTTAATACATTATTTTCCATAATAACCTTCAATCAATAAATTAATAATTATACTTTACTTAATAAATTTTTACTTAACGAGCTTAATAATAAATCAGAGTCTGAGCCACTCTCTAGGCCTCCTGTATTCTTGGATCGCTTACCTTTGTTAGCTTTTAATTTCTGATGAAATTCTTTATAAGCATCAGAGGAACCTTTTTTCTTTGCCTCGTCTATGAGGAAGTCCCCTTTTTTAGTAAAATAAGCCGACTCAATCAAGTTCTTAATATCAGACATGTAATCTTTCTGATATTTAGTTAAACCATCAGAATCAGGCTTAAATATATAATCTAACAATTCTGTTTTTTCCTTGTTAGAAATTTTTACGCCACGGATATTCTCCAGGCCTTTTACACTGTTTTGTACGTTTTCAAAGAAGTTTTGTTGCTGTTTACCCTGCTCTGCTGCTATTTTTTTCTGTTCATCTAATAGCTTTTCTTCATTACGAGACTTGTATTCTTTTAACAATTCTACAGCATCTGACGCTTCGTCTTGTAAAAGCCCTTCTCTCTCATACCTATCTAAACGCTTCTGAATACGCTCCGAACTTAGACCTTGTTCTTTTAATACTTCACGCACAACTAACCTTTGATTAGATTCCCTAGTCAAATCTATATGATCATAATCTACTCCTGCAGCAGCTTCTTTATAAACTTCTTTAAAATATTTACTTATACTTCCACCGTTTTTAACATATTCATCTAAAGCTTGTATTTCTTTACTATGATACTTTGGTTTAGAATTCTCATCAACCAAAACTTTCATATAATCCACAACATCTTTTATGGACTCAAATTTATCATCTTCATCAAGCTCCCATCCAAGTTCTTCAGATAACCTATCTTTCAGAAAAGTAGTTACTTCTGTTTCAACCTCTTCAGTATCAGTTTCCTCTTTTCCAGAATCTCCTTCATCATCTTCTTCACCAGATTCGTCTTCTTCATCGTCTTCATTAACTTCTTCTTTAACTGAAGTAGGTTTCTTTTTAATAGGTTCCTCTACTTCTTCTTTTTCTTCTTTCTTCTCCTCGCCTTCTTCGACCTCTTCTTTGCCAATATCTTCAGGGTCTATATACGGTATTTCATCATCTGGAGATTTCCCACCACCAGGGTTACCCAATAAACTTTTTGATAAAGCCTCGAATCCTTCAAATACATTAGGCGGATTATTATCTACCTTTTTTGTCATAACTATTTACTATTACTTGTTGTCCTCGGTTTGTTTGCAATCTTACGTTTTATTTCTATTTCTTGCTGACGTTGCTCTTCAGCTTTTTTATTCTTACGCACAGTCTCTTTAACTTGTGCATCTTTAATCTTTACTTCCTCTTTTTGCTTCTCCAATTGTAATTGAAAATCCATTAAATCCATTTGATCTAAAGTACCATTATTATTAGCATCACCATCCTTACTATTAGCACCAAGCAATGCAACTTGTATTTGAGTCTCTGCCCTACGTATAGAATCTTCTTCCTTAATACGAAGATCTTCCATTTTAAATTGAGCCTCCATCTGTACTTGCTGTTGTTCTGCTTGTGCTTGCTGAGCCATTAACTCTTCCTTACGTTTCTCTATTTCTGTAAGTTTGAGTTTAATTTGTGATAAATTATCAGAAGATAATATCTCTGCAGCTTCAAGTAAAGTAGCACCATTCTGCATAGCTGGCTGTAATAAAGTCTTTATAGACTCAATATCCATATTCTGTTTTGTACTATCGCTAAGAAATACATCTAAATCTGAATATAAGAAATCATCCTCAACATTTAAGAATACCCTCTCTGCATCATTCAATATATAATGTATACTCATGTTAGGCTTTTCACGCCAAGCATGTTTAGCCACATTTATCAACATTGTCAATGCATTTCTCTTAACCTGATTATGATACCAAAACAAAGGTTCTGTAATATGAGAAGACTGTATAACAGCACGCTCTACATTACCAACTAATTCTGTCTTAGATATAGAACCTTGACGCTGTTTACTAACACCAGATATCTCACCAATCATGTCTTCTATCTTGGCCATGAGTTCAATGTACCCAGCCATGACATTCATCATAGATAAATCAATGTCAGTTATCTGATTATAAGCAGCAGGTTTACCCCCCTCTCTACCAGGTATATCCCAACCCTCATCATAAGGATTAATAAAATTAACCCCGAGGGCACTAAGATAATGCATCCATTGATTAACATCAATACCCAAACCTTTAGGTATTTGAGTTATATCCATATTGATAATTTTGCCCTTATCTCTAGCTATTGCTAGCTCCAACCTATACCATAATATAATATACATATATTGTAAAGGTTTCATTAAGGCAACTAATGACTTAGGTAAAGAATTTATATTATTATATATAATACCACAATACGGTAGTTTTCTAGAAGACACATTATTAATAGAAGTGTGCTGATATTCTACAGGTCCAATACCTAAATATATATCATCTCCTACTTTATAACCTTCCCACACCTCTGGTATCCAATCCCATTCTATATCATCTGTAGGCAACGGCTTATAATCCTCACTAACTATTGTTGTTTGTTCTTGCCCTGACCCCTCATCTACACTAGTTAAAAATCCAATCTTCTTATAAGATCTCCACACCCCGTGATAAACTTCAACTAAATTAAAATCTGTATCACCAGAGTATATATACTTCTTAGTTGTCATGTCTCTAAACTCAACCTTATCGGCCATAGACGAACCCAAAGTAGATGTAGAAGCTCTGCCTTCTCCTGCGTATTCTAACATCCTATCAAGGTCTTTTTCATCCATCAAATCAAAAAACCTATCATAAATAGTAGCTGGACTCATCTGCATATACCTTACAAACCAGTCACCGTCTTCTATAAACTCTATATCTGGGTCCTTGTCATAATCACAATTTATTGGATTAACCCGTTCTAAAAAAGGTTCACCATTAATTGTAGATACAAAATATATCTCTTCACTAGCTATCAGCCCATCTCTCCAGCCCTTCAAAAATTCGTTATTAAGATTTAACTTTTCTTTTAAATAGTTAAGTGCATGATAAGCTGTTTCTTCTGCAACAGTTTTATATGAATACTTTAAATATTTCTCAATCTCTTTTGGTGTGATAGGCTCTCCATTTTGATCCTGTTGTAACCCTACAACGTTTGATATATACTGCATAAGCAGTTCTTTTTTCTTATCCTGTAATTGTGTAACTACATCTGGATTGGTTTGAATAACCCGTATATCAAAAGGTCTCTTTGATTCCTCACCTATCAAAAGATCAATCTTAGGCCTAATAATATTAAAGTTCTGAAGTTTGGCAGGGAAGCCATCTTCGACTTTAAACGGATTAGTAACATACTTTAAGTCATCCTCATTGTATTCACTATTATACAACCCATACCAAGTAGTCATCTCCTGCTTACGTTGAGCACCTAAAAACCCACCAGAATCTCTTGATATTACAGAGTCAAGCGAAGCCTTGCCCCACTCTTTGGTCTTCTTGTATTTAGGTAATTTTTGTACAGGAAAATTAGATTTGTCTACCATTTTAATTATAATTAAATATCTCTAAATATACCTTCTATAAATAAAGAACGTTTAGAAACTTCTTTATTCTTCTTAACTGTAACAGAATAGAGCTCTCTGAGATATATCATGATTTGTATCACGGCCATCACCCTATCAAAGTTACCAGTATCATTAAACGCTATTAATTCCTCTAGCAGAGGTTCTGAAAAAATCTTTGTTAGATTTTTTTTACCTGGGGCATACTCTTCATTTAACCAATCCTTAAGTAAACCTATACCCCATATCTTTAAAGGTTTGCTCATATGGCAACCTTTTGTCCTTTGTACAGTTGTAACACCTACAACATCTCTGATTATATCTGGCTGATCTGCCAATAAATAATCACATTTCTTATGTAAGAAATAATCAAATATACCTTTGTTTTGATTTTCATACATGATTTTAGCTCTATAATATAAAGCTAAAAGTCTAACCTTCTCATAAAAAGTTTCAGCCTTATCTGGACGCCCTGTATATTCTGCAACAGGTAAATCATAATAGGCCTCAAAATTTTGAAAACGTTTATAAACAAAAGCCGAGCCTAAAGAATCTGTAGATGACTGATCATAATCATAACTATCACACCCTATAACATACAACCCAAAAGGTATTTCATCCGGAGGATGTTCCCATATTACTATGGCTCCTGTTGGGTCATCATTTGATGAAACTCTATACTTAGTTAAATCCTTATATTTAGTATTAATCTCCCATCTAACTATACCATCTTCCCCAAAATATAAATCACCTACTTGCTTAAAATTCTTTAACTTACTAGAATTTCTTATCTCAGCTAAATGTCTTATAATATCTTTTTTTGGAAATATATTCCCCGATATCTGCAATGTTGCTTCCATTGGATTAAATGGATGCTCTGCAATATACCTATCTATTGAAGATTTATCACTAGAATTCTCTATTATAATATCACGTTGTTCATTCGCCCAAATTAACGTAACATGAATATTAGAATTACCATTCTTATCCATAAATGGAATTCCATTTATATCTTTGCCATAAACATTAAAATATTCTGGTACAAAGAACCCACATGGTTTACCATCTAACGCACCATCGTCCCAAATGTTTTGTATGGGCAAAGCATTATATGCGTCTGGTTCATAAAACAAATCTTTCAATCCTTCATAATTAGCATCCTCAGTACCACCAGTACCATATGCTATCATCAAACCAAATGCAACATTACCTTCCTCTACAGAAGGTCTAGCTATTTGCCAAGACTCTTTTAACCCAGGAAATTTACCAGCCTCTTCCCATAATATTAACTTTGCTCGTTTACCCCTAGCTTTTTGTGGGTCATTTTTAAGACTCACACCTATAATCTCAGAGCCATACCCTTGTTCAGATACTATACCATATTCATCTGCAGACCTCATCACAAAAGAAGCCCTTTTGTGCATACCTGTATCCTTCTTTTGCCTACGCTTACTAAAAGCAGTCTTTGTATCTATAAATGACATCATATCCCACGCCTTTGTAAGCAACCCATCTTTTGTTAAAAACTCTGCCTCAGCAGCAATGGCATAAGACTTAGACCTTGGTATACAATAAAAATTTCTACATAACATAGAAGCACCTTTATAAGAATACCCAGCACCACGTTTCTTAATCGTCACAAGATGTTTACCAAGTCTCTCTGCTTCTTCTATTGCATCAAAATAAGCCCTATCATAATCATAGTACCTAGGAAAACTTTCAACCCTCTTTATAATAGTCCTAGTTTTACCACGAGCATCTATGATT